TGTAGGCCCGCCCGACCAAGAGTTCTTTCCAAGGAACTCCAAGACCGGGCTTGATATAGTCGACAAGGAGAGACTGCAGATCGACGGGAAGTCGATCCGTAGCCGCCGACAGATCCAGAGAGGCTACATAGCCATCTCGGACTGCCGCACAGGCTCGTTCTACTCCTTTCATTTGGTTAAATGTAGAGTCCTGCGGGATAAACCGCAGTGACCCAAACACCGCCTTATGTAAAGGAAATAGAAGAGTCTGCGTCCACCAGTCGACCATAGCAAAAACTCGCTTCTTTCCTGGTTCTTCCTTGACACCCAATTTACCGAGGGGCCAAGGAAAGATAGGAACGCCTCGTACGAGTGATCTAAACGTCTTCATTCGGGGCAAAGCTTCCGGACCGAGAAGGTTCCCTACCTTCTCGAGACTGGAAAGCAAGTCGGGAAAGTTAAAAAACTGTACCGCTTGCTCAAAGAGCACTGACATCGAGGTTTGGATCCAAATCAACCTTTGATGCCCGTGTTCAGTGACTTTAACCCCTCCTTTATTCTGTTTAGATCCCGTTTGGGTTCCAGGCGCGGCCTTCTTTAACTCTAAAGGTTCCCACTCTGGGAACTCGAATTTACACCCCATCTTCTCTAGATCAGAGAAGAAATAAGGTATAAACCACGAGTATGCCTGAAGATTTAAAGGAGGCCCGGGACGAACAATGGTTTGCACAGAAAAGGCGACTTGGAAGTCCAATACCCGGTATAAACCGAATAAAGTCATCCAAAATCGCACCAATCTGGGTTCACCCTTGCGAACCCCTTCCCTATGGATTTTTGGAATAATCCTAGGTACGCCCGACCCCGTACAGGCCACCCGGCATCCGTAAGGAGATAGATCTTCTACCCGTTCGCCCGCAACCACCTTCATAAGAAGAATGGTGCAGGTCTTCAGGTAGATAGCTAGTCCCTTAGATCCCCGGTGCTTCCGTAGATTCATACAGAAACGGGTAAAAGATATGATGGAAAGTATCCACGATCGATTTAAGTCGCCTAGCCATAATCGAGACACTCGGATGAGTGCCCCGACCATAGCTCGCTCGCGTTTTACGACGAGCTGCCAAGAACGGCCTGCTTCCAAACGCTTCAACCAAGCTTCCCATAGGGTTCTTGTTGTCGTGTTTAGGTTTAGCATGTTAGTTATTAATATAATAATTAACCGTTCCCTTCCGTTTGCAGACCCATGTCAACATGGGCCTGGGCGGCAGGCACCCCTCCAGGGGTAGGTGGTTAAACCGTGAGGTTGTCTCACTGTTATCCGTCAAGGTGAGAGATAGGTCGCGATTGCAAACTCTATCCCAGGAACCCCTGGTTACCTCTGTCTAGAGGCCTTCGGCAGTCATCCGACACGAATTGTCCTTTCAAACAAGTCGCTCATATACTAACCTCAGGCATGGACGTGAAAGAGGGCCAATTCTTCCTTTTTCGCCAATCCGAACCCAGTAAGATGCCTCCCTCGCCGGCTGGCGAGTTGGAGCTTCCCTGGGGTCTGGGGAACGTAACAGTTGCAAAACAGATGATCTCATAGAGTGAAAGCTCTAAGAGGTCTGATCTACAACGGCTACGGCCCATTAGTTGGGTTGTAGCTAGGAGAGACAAAC